TAAACGTAGGTAACTGCTATAGCCTGTTCCTGGCGTTGATACAGGCGATACTGAGGCAATCATGCAGGATGGAGCAGTACCAGAAGTACCATAGAGCTGGATGATGCCAGCACCAGTCAATTTTACCAGTTTAAGCCGATAGTAACCTGTAGATGTGGTAGTTGGGGTATAAGGAGTACCAAACTTAGCAAATCCCCACCTTGTGCCTCCGTTGACAGCATATGAATAAGCGGTTGCGGTAGCAGTAGTATCAGACCAAGTTGACCCATTGTATTCTTGGAGCGTAATCGTAAATGAGCTGTTAGCAGAGAAGCTATTAAACGGCAGATAAGCTCCACGCCACGAATCAGATGTATTAAGAGCGGTTAGAGTGTTTGTATACAGCGGTGTAGCCGTTACATACCCATATGGGTTAGCCTGGCTGATGGTACTTTGAATCAGAGTAGCCCATGTAGAGGTACTACTCCAATCACCTGTTTGCCATGCGCCATACAAAGCCATTACTGATTCACCACATCACCGACTTTAAGCCGTTTAATACTTCTTAGCTTGGCATCGTAATCATTTAGCATTTGCTTAATCTGGTCTTGAATAGTCTCTACATCGCCTAATAATGATTGACTACTTGCGATAATGGTCTTACCGTCCTGAATATCAAACACAACCGATTGCTCTCCGCTTAGTGATATGTCTGTTACTGATGTTATTGTTGCTTTCATTGTTTTCTCCTAAGAATAAGTTACCGTTGCCCTGTCGTCCCAAACATTATCAAAGTTGTCGTTTCCGTCTGCCCATAGTTTAGTTAAACCAGGGGTGTCTAAGACTTTTATTTGCCAAACGGAAGCAGACTCGGGAGAGCCGATTGCAGCATTGCCGATATAAGTTCGTGTGCCAACAGTTTGAATCCTTGTAGTTTTGTTTGTAGTGCCAGAGATGCCTTGTATTGCTTGAACAATATCGTCTTGTTTTGCTGACGTTGCTAATGCAGAAGTATCAACAATAGCTCCACCACCGCCTCCGCCAGCTCGATAGAAATTAAAACCGTCAGTTAAACGAACGTTAATATATTCGCCTGCATGAGCTTGTGTGTAAGCAATTTCTACAGAACGCATTGCATCTGATGGTAAGCGCTCTACGATTGCAGCAAGTTCGATTCGTAGTTCTTCTGCAGATATAGCATTCAGATTTATTTCGGGTGAGAGAACCATGTTTGTTAAAGCTTGTTCAACATTAGCTAGGGAAGTTCCGATTGTTTTGGAAAGCTCTATTTGATTCGCGTTTGAAGGATTGTCTTTAACCGCGCCAAGCAATTTAGAAAAATTATCTTTTAAAGAAACATCTAGATTCTCATTCGAATGAACTACCGCTTCAGCAACAGAAGTAGCAAGCTCCGCTATAGAACCTATTAATGCAGAATCGCTTAGGCCATTAGTGACTTCATCGGCTACTTTCTTGGCAAAGCGCGCGACATCAGCATCTTGTTTTTCTTGAGCTGCTTTCTTCTTTAATGCAATCTGTTCGATCTTATTAGCCATTATTTAATCCTCTGCTAATAGTCGATCGACCTCATCGCCAATGGCTTCTTTCGCTGCTTTTTTAGCTGCTTTTTCTGAAAGTTTTATGATCTCATCTTCTAAATCTTTACTCAATGATGGCTCTAAAAGATCGTTAGTAATATCAAAGCCAGTAAATTCTGGAGGGTCAAGCTCATCTTTCATTATTGCAACCCATATACAGCGACAACCCATATGTATTGGTGGGTCATATGAGGTGCGCTCATATTCGTCGAGCGTCAATACTTTGCCATCTAAAGCTTCGCAAGTAGGACAAGTACGATTATCTAGCAATGCTGAATATTGATAGCCATAAATGTCGCTAGAGAAAGCATCGAAGGCATCTTTACGACCTAGATTTACACCCATTGCTATAGCTATTGAAGCAGTCAAACCGATATTGTCGTTATAAAACGCATCATATAGGAGGCTTAATCCTGCAATAATATCGCTCGCTGAAAGGTTAGTGCTTAGTTGATTTTTGCGTTGTGCTTTAGTTACTTCTGTTTGGATTTTAAATAACAGATCGGCAAGTTGTTTGTTAACAACAGTGCTCGCATTTGTTTGGAAGAAATCTTTAGAACTCTTTGGAGTTGCAGGAGCTTTAACTGCCATCTCGTCAGAAGCACCCATCTTTCCGTAAGTGTAAGCATCTAAACCAGATTCTTTGAGCACTTTAATATATTGATTTTTAATATTCTCATCGAAAATAGTTTCATCAATCTTGTCATATTTGCCAGCTGCTAAAAGAGCATCAATCTTACTTGTCGCGCTTTTCATTAGCTCGTTATATATCGGGCGAATAGTTCTTTCACATTCGGCTTCGAGAGTATTCATCTTGTTATTTATGCCAGCGAAGTTAACTCTTAATTCTGCAGGACTCATTGCGCGTCGCCATCCGTCATTGTTCATAGCTGCAAGGTTATGCTTCGAGTTATTTACTGGAGGAGCTGGCGGTACTGGAGGTTCTGGTGTTGGCGGTTCGGGAACTACAGGCTCAACAATTGGTGGCATCGAATCAGGAACAGCTTCATTTAATAGATCAACATCAATATCTAGCTTGTCCGCGATCTTTTGAGCGACACCCTTCGCTATAGAGTCTGGCAATAAGCCTTTCTCGACAAGCTTAATGAATGTTTGTTGCAGCAAGTCCATAGTCGAATCGGTAATGTCCTCGAATTTGAACGTACCGTATTCTGGTGTAGCAAAATTATAGTCGTATAGGTCGGAAATAAGATAGCTTGTGATATGGCTCGCTATCGAGTTACGGATAGACATTAAAGCTTGAATAAAAAAGTCTGATTGGTCTTGAGATAAAGCGTAAGAACCGCCGCTGTTTGTGCCTGTACCTAGAAGAATAAACATTGCGAGTACCGAGCGTGCCATCTCGGAGTTTTGAAACTCGATAAATGGCATAAGATTAAGCCCTCCGCTATCGTTTAGCGAAGTGACTTTATATCCGTTAGGAACGCCAGCGGTTGCTTTGAAACCTAGATTGTCGATCTCTTCTACAGTCTCGTTAAGTTCTGCTTGACCGCCGCCCTCTTTGCCTTCAACAACTTTCAATTTGAGCGCATCAGATTGGGCTTGTTGCTCTGCAAGATATAACAGGCGTCGTTTCTTATCGTATGCGGAATATGCGGAGGTGAAAGCTGAACGCCCTTTAAGGTTATGGAATTCTTTACCGTACGTGTAAACGAATGAACGTTCTAACGGAATTTCGACTTCTTTATATTCTTTTCCTATATAGGCACGTTGTTTTAGACCTGCAAAGCCACCACGATCATCTTGCATCATAGTGATAGTTGTAGGGTCGCGCCAAGCCACTTTTTTGTAAACTATTTTCCCATCAACAACATCTAGAACTTTCTCGAACGCTGAGAAACCTTCAACAACAGCACGTAATGCTTGAGCTAAAACAAGACTAATAGGCGTGGACATACCGCCTTTGTGTGGTGGCATGCGCAATGTTTCTTCAACCCAAGCAGCTTGTTCAACAGCACTTGGCGATTCGGGATCGTCGGCTTCAATAGTCCAGTTACTACCCAGAATTGGCATAACAATCATGTTATATAAAGCTTGAACAGTACCATCGTTATCAAGCATCGCTTTGAATTGTTCTACTTTAATATCGTTATCATCATCGAAATCAAAACCGAGAATACTAGACATAGCAGTACTTGCGGAAGTACCAATCTCTGCTCCAATAGGAGGTGCAGCAGTTGGCTTGTTTGACGACTCTGCAAGGTTCGTTATTAGGTTTTGTATCTTACCCATTTATTTCCTCATACGTCTATCAATTTCGTCTCGAATATTTCTTCCAGCGGTTGCAGTTACGCGTGCTTCGTTGCCTAGTATATCAGCTAATGAATAGATGAATGAGTCTGCGCGGTCACATGACTTGTTGTTATATCTTCTTTTCCATTCGTCTTTTGATTCTACTGCAAGTCCTTTGCTCGTATAATAGTATCGGCGAGTCGATAGTTGCATGATTAGTTTTTCGTCGTTTGGTATTGCCAACTCGCCTGCCATGAACATTGTTCGTGCTCTCCACCATAATTGTGAAGCTAGATTTGCGAATTTTAAACCGCTTGGGTCTGGGAGTGCTTTTCCATTGTTTTTTATTTGTGTGATGTTGTCATATTTTTCTTTATAGAGAATGTCATATACTCCACCGCCAAGACCATCGACATCAATAAATATTCCGTCAGGGTGTGGGCTGCTGAATTGTTTTACAAGATCGACAGTGTCGGTGATTGAAGTGTAAGGGTCGATTAGCTGGCTTGGCACATAACCGCCATAGCGTGGAGTAAGAACTGTTTCATCAGAACCGAATCGTGCAGGGTCAACACCAAGATTAAATTCTCCGCCTTGCGTTCTTATTTTCTCGCGCCACTCATCAGTTGCAGCACTCTCAATACAGTTCAAAGGTATAACCGTATTATCGGATTGGCTAGGAAAGTTCCCCATGACACGAGCTTGAAACATTGGCGAATCAATGCCCCAAGAATCTATCTTCTCATATGCCCAGCGCGGAGCTACAAGATAAGGGTTTACTATTTCGATATTGTCTAGGTTGGCTTCCTGTAAATCTTCTATCGTATTTATTCCATTGTTAACAAAGTTGGGTGAATCGAAAGCTGAGATATGTATTTTGTTTGCGTGTTCCCAAGAATGATGTGATTGTCTGAAAGAGCCGGTAGCAGAAGTTGGGTTTCCAATCATCAACATGCGAGCTTTTTCTGATGTCATCATACCTTCCATCGCTTCGAACGCGTCCTCGTTAACACCTGCAGCCTCATCAACAATAATTAGGATGTTTCCACTTGCAGCGTGGAATCCTTGAAGCTTATCGGGGTCACCCGACGACGCGCCGATGGCGTACCAGTCAGTCGAAAGTTCCAGGCGAGTTTTTAAAGGTTCACCACCAAGCGGTTGTTTTGCTTTCTCGTGTGCAGCTCGAAGCTCTCTCCATAATAAGTTTTCTACCTGACG